GCTCCTTAGATTTATAAAGACGGTTATTACCTATCTTATATCCGTTCGATTTGCTTGGGACTTGACCTAGTATAGTAATCATTTGCTTAAAATAAAATTACCCCATTGATTAGCCATTGCATCTGCAATACCTGGGAATGTTTTAGACCTCAATTTACTCCTTTCTTCTTTTGATTTTGCGTTTAATAAAGCATTATAATACCACATTGCTTGTTTTTTTTCTTTACCAGTTTTCTTGTCTATCCAAGTAATAAATTCCCCCTGTCTTTTGTGGCTGTTACTTCTTGACTAAATAAATCAGGCTCTAATTGATATTTTAATTTTGGAAGATTTTTAAGCCATAAACAAGTAGTTTTTTGAAATGGGTCTCCAAAATAATAAGGCTGAATAATTTGGTCGGGCTTTCTAAATTCATTGCTCATTATTCCAATAGGATTTTCTACTGCAATATGCTCAATAGGTGCGTTAATCATTTCCATAAAAAAATCAATACCTTGTTGCTGCCTACCATCTAAACGCTTTTGCTCAAAGTATCTAGCTCCTGAAACGGTTAAGTGTGTGCAAGGTGGAAACGCTATCATCATATCCCATCCTAATCCAATTACTTCAAATATATCTTTCTGGTAATGCCATTCAGGATGACCTCCGCTTTCTTCTTGTATGTCACAAGAAAAAGCTTCAATTCCTAATTTTCTCAATCTTATTGTTACGGCTTGACTTTCTTCACAAGCGACTAAAACTCTTTTCATTATTCAATAGGTTTAATTTCTCCGTCTTCGGTAAGATACGCTTTAAAGTCTGCTAAATTTTCGATAAATTCTCGATAACATTGAGCCTTGCAAGCCATTACAAGCTCATCCTTTGAGCCGTACTTGTTTACATTTGTGGCGTAGATTCTTTGTTTGTCTTCTAAACTAGCCTCGTAAATTCCAAATTTTACGATGTAGTCGTAAAGAACGTGGAGGCCACCGGCTATCCAATTCATTTTTATATTTCGCTCATGGCATCTTATCATTTCTTGAGCGTACATATTAGCTGAGTTAATCGCCGCTATCTTTAAATCTGCATCGCTTGGAATTTCTTTTACCACTTCTTCTATTTGCGGTACGGTTATCGTCTCTTGTCTAGCGTAGTCGATATAAGCTTTCATTATTCGCCCAAAGTATTCGCAAGAAAAGTTCTCATAACATTTAGCGTCTACGTTTAGCTTACCACTTACCGCCCAATCAAAGGCTAGCTTTATCTCCTCTGGTGTTTGGTTTCCAAAGTTCGAGCGTATAAAATTTAGTAAGACAAACTTCTCCTCTTCGGTAGGCATATTATTGCCCCTAAGGCCGACTAAAACCATGGCATAGCGTAAGACTTGCTTTAAGTCTTCTTCGTGTCTTACACGTAAACTTTGAGTGCTCTGCGCTTTTAATATAACGTCCGCCGTTACGTTACCAGTTCTTAATGGCTTCCATTCTTGCTGCACTAGTCCCGAGTTTCGGTTCGTTTGTTGTAGCTCCATTGTTTTTAAATTTAGAATTGTTATTCATCCAAGTTTTAACTCGTCTGCTAATATCAAAGAATTTTTCCATTTCCCATCGCTCCTTACCTTTATTATTTTTTTCCGTCCAATAAGAAAAGAAATTGTCGTATTCGTTCCCAAGTTCTAAAGTGTAAGGCGAAAGCATTTCGCTAAAAGATACTTTACTTTCTTTTTCTTTTATTTCATTTACTTTACTTTCCTTTACTTTACTTTGTTGAACGGTCGTTGAACGGTCGTTAAGCATTCGTTTTTCGGCAGATGCTTTTCCAGCCATTTTGCGTTGCTCTTTCATTTTAAAGTATGGCTCTAAGTAAACTAGCATTTTAGGGGAAAAGAACTTTTGTTCATCGTCTACATCAAATAGCTGGTAATTACAAATAGTAGTTCTAATTTTTGGCTCCGATACTCCAAACTCTTCGGCTAGCAAGTCTATGTCTTCAAGCGGATACATTAAGTCTTGTTGCTCTCTTAATGTCTCTAATAACATAAAATAAATTCCGTAACCCTCGACTCCTAATTCTTTCCTTAGCCGTCTAATTTTTCGGTCATGTCTTGCATTACAAAAATGCGGAAAGTAAAATGCTTCTTTTTCCATTATAAAATAAAAAAAGCCAGTCTGCGTGGTAGAGCAAATCTGGCTTCGGTTTTTTAAACCCTTAAAATAACCCGAGTGCTACCACACGCTCGGCTTATTGTTCTGCAATATAAAACTAATTTTTAGAAAGTAAAACTTTTTTTACCTCTTTTTTAGCAGGATACTTAGCTGAATAATAAAGCTTTTTGTAATCCTTATTTAGCTCTTTTGCTAAATGGTCTTGCCATTGATTAAATTTAGATTTTTCCATAAGTTTCGTTATAATATTCTTCTCCTTTTTTAAATGGTGCATTGAATGGTAAAGCGTAAGCCATAAGTGCCCCATCATTATGCGCACTAATTATTTGCTCTATCTCCATTGCTTTGGCTTGCTCCCATATTTTATTATTACTAATAAATTCTTCTTCGTCATGAGGCTCAAAGTTTAAATTATCTTCTAGCCATTTTATTGCTGTTTTTTTATTTTCCATACTAAGAATTAAAAAGATTAATAAATTCTTTTAAAAAAGGATTGTCTTTCATTTCAAATAATTGACATTCGTGATATTTGCCTTGAAATAAAACATTACCTTTTGCATCAATTACTTGATAAGTTTCATTTATTAAGTGAATGATTTTCATCTTAGTTAGTGTTTATTAGTGCGTCTTGCACTGCTTCCCAGTAATCTATGTCATCGCCTAGCGTAACTCCTACAAGTAAATCAATGTGTAGTATTGCGGAGGCTATTGCCTCTTCTTTGCTTTTCTTAGTCCTTACTTGAGCATTCATAAAATGCTTAATAAGCTCGGTTGATTTTTGCTTAGGTGTCATAGTCTAGTTAGGTTTAAGATGTTCCAATTTGGAACACCTATGGTTTTGTTAGTAATCTCTGGATGATTAAATATAAGCGTCCTATCGTCATCTGTTGAATCTAACAACCGACTAACCATAACTTGAGTACCTAAACCAAATTTGTACTCGACTTCATACATTGCACCTTTATGTAGCTTGTAGTTTCGTGTTTCAAAAATGAATATTTCACGCCCACTATCCGCTTTTAATACGTGTACTATTTCTCTATTTTTCATGTTCTTTCATTAATTGTTTAAGTTCATTCATTACCTCTGGGTAGTTTACCTTCCCATAAACGGTTTGTTGTACTAAAGCTTGCGACCATTGCCTCGCACTAAAAGGTAGTACACCTTTGGCGTTTAGTCGTTCGGCTACTAATCTGTAACTTTCTAATTTACCTATTTTACGCATTTTCTATTTCTTTAAAATACGGCTCCGAGCCTATAACTTTGAAACCTTCTAGTAGTTTATAATCGCAATACCTTAAATAATCTTCTTTAGATTCAAATCGTTCTATCACTTTATAATATGAGTTGCCAGGACTTTTTAAATCTAGTCGTAAAACCTGAGGATAAACCTCGACTATTTTTTCTTTCTCTCCAATATAAACTAACCCTTCGGCTAGTCTATCTGCCATCCAAGAGTTTAACTCCGATTCAGTTTCAAAATCCATATAATAAGATTGAAGCCACCTAGACTCTCTCTTAAATTCAAAGCAAACATTATCTTTATACATGGCTAGAATGGTAAGTCGCTTAAAGGTAGATTAACGTTTTGTTTTGGTAGGTCGGAATCGTAAATAACTTTTCCGTTACCAATATAAACTTTAGGAAGTTTAGCGTCACGCTCCTCCTTGGTTTGTGAAATCCAAATCGAAGCGTTATTCCCGTACTGGTCGGGAGTGTCGTTTAGCGAGATGGTAATATTTACCGATTCCTCGCCTGTGCGTTTGTTCGTGTAGTGAACTAAGCCTTGTAGTTTTGACTTGTTAATTTGTGAGTTAATTAGCTTTCCCATTTTATTTATTGATTTGTTGTTTACGAGTTTTGAATGCTTCTAAGTCGCTAGGAGTTAGTGAGCTTTTAAATGTGTTATAAAGTAATCCTAGTTCGTCTTCGGTGTGTACATTTGTTAACATATCTAAACGAAACTTAGGAGATTGAGCTACTGGCATACTTGAGCCTGCTGCGTCCGTGTCTTTATCGGTCACTAAACCAAGCATCGAGCTTAAAGCATAACGTCTGAAGTAAGTAACACCTGAACCATAGCTTTGGTATTCGTTCATAGCCCCTAACTTTACTAAAGGTATCGGAGTGTGGCTTTCGATTTGCTCTCCGCTTTCTACGTGGAAAAGAATAGTCTTAATCCCGTTGTCTTGCAATAGCTGAGTAAAACAAAGCTTGTGTTTCTTTAGCAATGGATTAATTACGCTAAAGATTTGAGGTAGGTCGGCGTAAGTATAGTTATGCCCTTTAGTATCCTTATGTATAATTGGGCATTCGTTTTGAAAGTCGCTAAGTGCTTTAATTAAATTTTTCATTTGAGATAATGTTTACAAGTTTAGAATTTGATTTGTGGCATTCGTGAGAGATAATATCTCTTGCTTGCCAAAGCTCTGGATTATACGACCAAGTCATAGTATAGATTCCAGCTGAGTCTTCGAATTGTGCTTTTAAGATACTCATAGTTTAGATGTTTTGAATAAAGTAAATGATATAAAAGGTAAGGTAGGCAAATGCTGAAATCATGATAGCTCCAGCGATGTCGTTTTTATCGACTTGTTTAAGATGTTCTCTCATTTTTTTTAATAGTTTAGAATTAATTACTCTGTTTGTTGAAACAAAGATAATACAATTACTACAAATAAAAAAAGTTTTTTTTAATTATTTATTTAACGGTAACAAAAATGCCCCTAGACAATATCCAGAGGCATTCAATACACAATTCTAAACCTATTAACTATGAAAAACAATCTAAATTACACAATTTTTCCGTCTTTAATCATAATGTTTTGGACTTTTGTTTTGCCATCGTTTATTTCTACTAGTGCAAAGCCGTGATTATGTTGAGCAAACGGATAATATTTAGGGCTTAATTGAGTTAAACATCCCATTGAATAAGTATGAAAGAACTCTTTAAATCCATTCTTTTTAGTGGTGCTAGTAGTTCTATGCACGTGGCCTATCAAAGTATTACAAAACGTTTTATTAAATGTGCTTTGACTTGGGTTCATTCCGCCTGCCATAAGCTCATGACCGTGAAGTAAAAGCAAATCGCCAATTTCCATACCTTGCCAATCGGGTACAAAAATCATATTAAGTTTATCTAGCCTAAAAAAATACTCAAACTGCATCTCGTGTAGCTGGCTAAACTCTTCCGCTTGTTCATTTAAATACCTTTGCCATCTATTTTCGTGGTTGCCCATCTTATAATAAATAGGTATTTGAGGGAATATATCTCTAATCTTTTGAAGGAAATTTCTGCCCATTTCTATCTCTCTAGGTACGTCCCTCATGTCTTTTTCCTTCTCATGGCGACTCAGACCGTAAAAATCGAAGACGTCCCCCAGCATCACCAGGGCATCGATTTTCTGCTCTCGTAAATGTTTTATTGCACAAGTTAAAGCTTGCAAAGAATGATACGGAACATGAATATCTGATATGATTCCTACCTTCTTAAAATCATCTGTAATTTTTAGGCTAGTATATTCTTTTCCTAAGCTTTCTTCAATGCCAAAATTATCAACTTCGCTAAGGTCAAAGGATTCTATTACAGCTGCAGGTCTGGTCTTTTTAAAATGTTCGGAGCGAGATTTAACCGATATACCCATTCGTGTTAAATGGCGATGAAAGTTAGCCTGAGATTCAAAACCATAGCTTGCAAAATTCTCACGCTCAAAGTCTACCCGTGTTAAATTGACTGAGTAGAAATGGTCTTTAATCGCTTGCGCTTTTTTATTTAATTGCATTCAGTCCAAATTTAAGATATACCCAAGCTACTAAAGCTAGGAACTCAATTAACAAAAGCCAAACTACCCACATAGGTACTCTGTATTTAATTACCTCTTTGTCTCGGTACTCTATCCATTTAACCTTTGAGTTACGATAGTTATTCTCTATCTCATTACGCATGGAATCTAAATCTATCTGAGCGTGAATATTGCCACCTACCGAGCGAATAATCACCCGACCTTGTGGAGTTGCTATCTTGCTATAAAAGTTTGTAAGAAGTCCAGTAGAATCGCAAGGGCTTACGATTGTTAAGGTATCGTGAAAAGCCTTGTATTTCTCTATCGTTTTCACGGTTTGTATAGTGTCGATTCTAACGAGTTCTTTGTACTCGGTTATAGTCTTACTAGGCTTGCACGAAACGAACGCAATACAAGCCAAAAGAATAAGTAATTTTTGCATGATTATGAGAAGTAAAGGTTAGCCTCCGCTTGACGTCTTCTAGTTAATCCGGCTAGAACTCGACCGGCCGACTTATTCCATTTAAGAAACTCGTCCGCTATGGTCACGTCTTTAGGGTTAGCGTTTACCTTTTTGATTAAGGTAGACTTTTGTAATGCACCTGTGCCTACATTATAAGCAAAAGATACCAAAGCGTCGAATTGAGGTTGAGATATATCGTCCCTACAAAATGAGTCAACCGCTTTTTCATAAGTAGAAAGTGAATGTTTAAGAAGCTCTTCGGCTTGTTGTGGTGTTATCTTTGGGTCTTTTAAACTTACTTTCTTACCGTTCGTATAGTACGTGTTCCCGTACCCAATCGTATTTATACCCCCAGCGCACACATAAGGAGTAAGGCTCAATCCTTCAAACTGCTTTATTAGCTCTAGTCCTTTTTGGCTTAATTTCAATATTTTCATCTAAGAGATTTAGTTTTGATTTAAGAGTAGAATTTTCACTCTTTAGGCTATGTACTTCAGCGGTTAGATGGTCAATCTTTTCACTTAATTCTTTTACCTTATCGGTCATATCTTGAGCCATCTCTCGCCAGATTTTAATCGCTGCCTCTGTATTTGACAGCTCCCCTCCTTGAATGTCTACATTTTCTTTTTTGCGTGTGCTAAAGTATGTCGCTAAAGAAGCTACTAAAGCCGTTAAAATATTTGTGAACCAATCAGGAAGGGAGTGTAACACCGCTAGTCTTTTTTAAGTTTTTGTAAAATTTGAGCCTTTGCAATGATAGCGAAGTTCTCGTTATCCTTTACAAAGTTTTTAAAAGTTTCTTGGTCGCTAGAGTCTAAGTCTAGTACCTCGCCTTTGTTAAGTGCTAAAGCCCACTCCCAAAACTTAAGAGCATCGCCCTTAGATTGTTGAACAAGTGAGTTAGCTACTAGCTTACCAGCGTTTGCGTTGTCGATAGACTTGCCGTCTAAATCGACTAGGTCAAAGTTTAAATCAATTTTCATTTTTTTGTTGTTTGTTTCACTATAAACGCAATTAGATATTTTTTGTTTCTAATTCCGTCCAAGGAAGCGGGTAAGCCACAATCGGAGGATTTAAAAAGTTCTCAATCTGAGCATCTAAATTTGCCTCGATTGCCTCGCTATCTAACCCAGCCGAAAGCCAGCCTTCGACCATTTCTTTCGTCACTTCATCGTAAGGAGTGAAGCTCGCTTCGTGTGGTGCGTCGACTCCCAAAGCTCCGTAAGTATCAGCGGTAAATTCTTTTTCAATTCCTTTCATTGATTCTACATCAAAATAAGGATGCAAAATAGTCTTTTGTGCTCTATAGTGAATAGTACTAATTACTTTGTCCATCCCGTCTAAAGAGGGGATAGAATCTAGTTGAGAAATTACCCAGTTGAATGCCATATTATTTGTTTTTTAATGTGTCTAATTCTGCTTTTAATTCTTTGATTGCTTGTACCATTACGGGAACGATTTTAGAATAATCTACGCTTTGCATTTTATCGCCATCTTTTACACCAGTTACGGCATAAGGTAAAACCTCAGCTAGTTCATGGGCTAAAACGCCATCCATTCGTTGGTCAGATTCTTTCCACTTGTAATCGTAAACTTTTATTTTATTTACGGTTTCTAATCCATTAATATTTTTTAAATCCTCTTTTAATCTATAATCTGAAGTTGCATTAAAATAAGTTGTTGAACCTAAAACAGAAATGCTTCCTGTATATGTTGAACCTCTATAAAAAGAAAAATAATCTCCTTGACTATTATTAGACCTTTGTATATAATTTGAGTCAGTAACTGCAAGCCAATTAAATGTTAATCCAAAAGTTGCGCCTATGCTTGTATTACTTGCAGAAGATATTGGAGAAGATGTTCCTACTAAAAGTCTTCCGCTTGTATCAATCCGCATACGTTCGGAAAATGTAATTGCATTTCCAGCAGTTCCAGAAGGAGCATTTGCCCAAACAATGTCAGAGCCATCCATGTATTGACTAGTAGCTCCCCCATTAATTAAATAGGTATAATTAAATGCATTAGCTATTGCATTGTGAGATAAATTTGTTGCGCCACCACCTCCATTAAATCCACTTAACGAAGTCCCAAAACCTCCTAATTGCAATACACTTCTTGAACCCCAATTACCAGAAGGAGTCGTTCCTATTCCTATGCTTTGTCCAGTAGTAATTGTTAATGCAGGAGAACCTGCACCATTTGTAAAAAATCTTAAGCCACCACCTGCTGAATTAGTATATAAATCATAAAAACCGCTACCTCCGCCAATTGCATTAGATTTACCAATATAAAATTCATCAGAACCATTTCTTTGCCATGCAGCATATGGTCCACTTGCATTAGTTGAATTAAACAATAGCATTCTACTTAAACCACTAGAAAAAATAGATATACCTCCATTTGAAATATGAAATGGTAATGTAGAAGTAGTATTATTGTAAATACCAAAACCGTTTCCTAAACCGCCATCTCCATTAAATAGATAAAAGTTATTTCCATGTCCACTAATTTCAGAAAGTGTTAATCCGTTTTGTGTAGAACCACCTGATAGTGTTAGTTTATTTGAAGCTGTGCTACTAAGCGTAGCACTTGCTGCCGTAACACTACTCGAAAACGTGGCTGCGCCTGTGTTAGTTAAAGTAAATAATGTTGCAGTATCAGCTTGATTATTAATTCTAAATGTATCGCTACCACTATAAAGATAGTTTGAACCAGTATATGAAGAAGCAAAAATTTGAGTTCCTCCTACGGTTCTCATATATGAACCGCTTGTACTACCCCAGTTTAAATTAGTTGTAAAGCTAGCACTCGTACCACTTAAAGCTCCAGCAAAAGTAGTGCTGCCTCCCTGATTTAAAATAATATGGTTTATGCCATCGGTATTATTTCTAATAATTAAATCGCCCTGATTGCCTCCGATTAAATCGCCTCTATTAGTTAATAATCTCCACTCTTTTGAAGACTCAATAGAAAGAAACGTATTATTTCCATTTGCCCCTGTGCTCTTAACTTTTAATCCAATTGGGCCACTACCGATTAACTCTAATTTACTAGAAGCATCTGAAGCCGAAGTTGCACCGATAAGCAATGCGCTACCCGTGTCGTAAAGTAAGCTATTGCCTATCGCTGAAGTTCCTGTAAATTTAGGTAGGTAACTAGAAGTTCCCGTGCCAGTAACTGGGTTAGTTAAAGCGTTTTGCTTGCCGTTAAATGTATTCCAATCTGTAGAACTTAAAGCACCAGTTGCGCTTGTACTTGCTAAAGCTAAAGATAAAACTTGAGTGCTTAAAGAAAGACCGTTTGCCGTTCCAATAGTTACGGCATTGTGTATGTCGCTAGTTAATGCTAAAGTTCCATTACCAGTAGGCAAAGTATAATTATTTCCTCCGCCTGAATTATAAATAAATTGAGCTTGTTTTGTGCCAGCTCCGTTTATAAAAATAAAATTATCAGCAGTACCTCCGATTTGAGTATAACCAGGAATATTATTAAATCCGCCTGATTCGTTAAACTTTAACAAGTTTGCTAAAACGCCAGTCGTAAAAGTCTTATAACCCGAAATACTTTGGTCTCCCGTAGTAGCAACATATCCAGCTAAAGAAGGGATATCGCTTGTAAGGGCAATAGTTCCAGATGCGTTTGGCAAGGTGTAATCCCTTGAAGCGCTTAGGCTTGTAAGAATAAATTTAGCCATATTGCCAGCAGGCAAACTGAAAATAATACCTGTGGAATCTGAATCAATGCTATTATACCCAGCAAGAAAGGAAACGCTTGAATCTTGTTTGATAAATATTGTGTTATCAAATAAGCCAAAACCAGTGAAAGTCTTAGTTCCTGAAATAGTTTGGTCTCCACTCGTAGCTACGTAACCGCTTAAAGAAGCGGAAGTTAAATAGGTGCTTGAATCTACCGAGCCATCTGCCTTTAAAAATTGGGCAGATGTACCGCCAGATTTTACTAAGGTAGTAGCGTTTAAAGTACCTATAATAGTAACCGCATTACCACTACCACTAGTCTTATTAACATAAATCCCTTCACCGCTTCCACCCTTGATAATATTTAAAGATATACCACTACCGCTTGAATGTGTAATTCCTACCGTATCACTACTTCCTGAGCTAGAAAATGTACCCTTAGCTGCAATGATTGTATGAGTTCCTAAATTTACGTTTCCAGTTGCACCCGTATAAGGTACAAACCCTGCAATATCTGGGAGCGTTGCTAAAGTTCCATCGCCTCTTACGTATTGTGCAGTTGTACCTGCACCCGTAATCGCTAAAGTACCCGAGCTAGTGATAGGAGAACCCGAAACACTAAACGCACTTGGCACTGTCATAGCTACCGAAGTAACCGTACCCGTATTTGAGGTGTAACCGTTCGGATTTGACGCTGGGTAGTAAGTTGTATTGTCGTAAGAGATTGTCGTTCCTGAAGCCTTTACAAAGCCCGTACCATTTAAATCGTCTTGCTTTGCATCTAGTGCAGTTTGCAAATCTGTTTGATTTGATAGCGTTCCAGTGATGCCACCCCAAACCGCAGCCGAAGATGAAACCTCAACGTAAACGCTACCGCTCCAACGATAGATTTTATTCGTATCTAAAGTAATATAAATCTTACCAGTTTCGCCAGTTGCTGGAAGTGTTCCAAAGCTAGAAACCTCAATAACATCGTCAACGTAGCTAGGTAATTGAGAGCTAGGAACTTTGCCATCGCCACCTAAAGAAGCGTAACCATTATTAACTCCCTTATTAGCTACATTCTCAGGTGTATAACCTAAAGCCGTAGTCACATCGCTAGAAGTAATACCAGTCAAATAGGTGTTAGTATCAATCGTATAGCTATTGTTAGCAGTCTTTTTAAGTAAACCAAACGTATCACTAAGGGCAGCGATAGAAGTTAAGTCTGCGTCTAAAGGTTGTTTGTTATTTAAAGCCGTTTGTGTAGCCGTTGAAATAGGCTTATCTAAGTCGCTTGTATTATCTACCGCCCCAAGTCCTACCATTGTCTTGGTAATACCGCTAACGGTTCCAGTAAAGGTAGGGGAGTTGATAGGAGCTTTTAGATTTAAAGCGTTTTGTAAGTCTGTTTGCTCGCTTAATGTGCCTATAATTTGCCCCCAAACTGGACTAGAAGTTGCTGAAATCTCAGCATAAGCAGAACCAGTCCAGCGATATAGCTTATTAGTATCCTTAGCAAGATAGAAATAGTCGCTTGAGCCAGTCGCTGGGAAGTCTGCAAGCGAATCAAATTGCAAGATATTAACCTCTCCTCCTGAGCGTAAGATATTAATCTCAACTAAGGTAGGCGTGACGTTAAGAGTTACGTCTTGCGTCGCATCTGTTACATTTATATCGATGTTATTCTCGTTATTAACGTAGTCGACAGTTATGTTTTCTACTATTACGTTCTGAGTAGCCGTGACCGTAACCTCTTCAACCGTAGTACTTACATCTAGTAAGACGGTTTCAACGGTTTCAGTTACCGTAATATCTATTATTTGGTCG